ACAGGTGAAGGCGGGATATACGCGCTCGACAGAGAATTGGATCTTTGCCAGCTCAGTGCTTCCGCTGAATGCTTTGATCAGGTAGTTATCCTTCTCGATCATCCGAAGGTCAATGACGATAGCAGATGTGGAGATGGATACGATTTCTCCGCCGGCGGAGAGCTCCGTCAGGGAGTTCACATTGTTGATCCGGTACAGTTTGATGGTATATCCGGAAGTGAGCTTCGTTCCACCCTTGAAGAGTTCGATGGGGATAGTACGCTGGTACTGGTTCCCATCAGAGGATGCGGCCAGCTCCGATGCGGTCGGTGTCAGTCCGTGCGAGTTCTTGTAGTCGATGCGATGCTGGTTATCCAGGAATGGATTGTAGAAGATGCGCTGTGTCTCGCCGAGAGAGATGCCATAGGTGTCTTCGGAGGCATCTACGGTGGAGAGCACGATGGGATCAGTCTTGATCGGTACGGTCACGCCGAGTCGGTCATCCACCAGGTCGGCTTCGAAGTGCAATGATATCCGCTCCGAAGGAAGCACATTTCTGTAGATGGTCAGGGTTCCGCGGTCATATCCTACCTGATTGATGGAATAGAGGCCGCTCCAGTCCTGGAGTGTAGAGATATCCGTTCCATTGGCTTTCCAGACCATATTGGCCAGCCGTGCATTCGCGTGCTGGTCGGAGATGGAGCCGTCATTGGCGTTGGCGATGATATCCGGCCGCAGCAGGGTCGGTGTTACCTGACGGTTCGGTTCATAAGTCAGAGCCGCCGCATTAAATACCTGTGTGACTGGGCTGTAGGCCGTCAGGCAGGAAAGGGATACAGAGACGGTTAATGGTGCAAAGTCCTTCCGGATTCGTTTTCTTCCAGTTTCCATATAGATACGATTATATTACCAGGTTGAAAGCTGCCGTTTCCCCAGAAGGGATGGAAGCAGTGATGGTGAAGATGGTGGATACGGTGTTCGCGTTTCCGCCGAGGTCATTGTCATTCTGCCTGAAGGCGATCTCGATGCTTCCGGCGAAGTCGCGTACCTTCGTCTTCAGCATCCAGGCCGCATCATCAGCCGCATCTCCGCTGTCGCGGACAATCGCCCAGTTGGTGACCTGATCTGTCAGATCCTCATAGTATCCTTTCCAGAGCCGGCAGTTTACCTGCATTGATTCTCCCCAGGCCAGGAAGGAATCGCCGTTGGTATCTATCTCCAGGCGAAGCGGGGCTTCATCGAACTGTTTGATGGTACCTGACATATAGATATTGTTCAGGTAGGCCGAATAGCCGCTCATCTGAAGGCCGAATACAGACAGGTTCGACAGGTCACCGAACTGGGCGGCGATCATTGAAGAGGTGAATTCCCAGCCGTTCACGCCTTTCAGGTAGCGCTCATAGGTGCGGGTTGAATAGCGGCTCACCTGCCTGTCCGGATCCGTGAAGTTTCCGTAGGCGGCGAAATGCATCGCCTGGCAGGGGTGATGGAGCGAGTTCCAGGAGGTCGAGACTCCGCGGAGGGCGTAGCGGAAGCGCTTGTGCTGCGAGTCCAGGATCTCCGTCACGCGGAAATAGACCGAGAAGAAGCCGGCGAAGCGGAAGTTCCCGATGGAGTCATCATAATCCACGGCCGCATTGTTCGCCAGGGTCATTCCATCGTGAAAAATTCCGTGACAGATGTCATCCTCTTCCACTGTGCCGATTTCTCCGTCTTCCAGGTGAAGTGTGATGATGCCTGTCATCAGCGGATCCCCGGAGGCATCCACATCCACGGATACATCCTCGATGATGCCGCCGCCGGGCGTGCGCCAGAAGTTGCCGATTTCAACCTCGACCCTGTTGAACCGGTATTCCGGCGCTTCCAGGAATTCCCGCAATACCAGCGAGCGGAGCTCCGCATCTGCAGATGGGGAGATCTTGCCACCGTTACCTCCCACTATCCCAGGAGTGAAGGCCTCGCCGATCTGGATGCCGTCCAGGAAGGTGATTTTTCCGGCGGCCGAGTCATCGATATCCTTTCGGAGAAAACGGCTCAGCTGGGACTGCTTGGCGAGCAGTTCACCGTTGTAGGCCAGGTCTCCGTCACTGTCTGAGAGTTCATCCAGCAGCTGCTTGTTGTCGTGGCTGTGGGCCTGAATACCTACCGGGGATGTGTTGACGATATTCATCATCCATTCCCGGATGGCACCGAGAGAGGTCTTGTTCCAGGATTCCGAGAAGGGAGATTGAACCAGGAAGAGGATGGAGTCTTCCAGGGTGGCTTCAGGATAGTCCTCAAGCCTGAGCCTCAAAAAAAAAATTTCGCTGGCCGGCGAAGGGACTTCTATAACAGGCAGGTCTCCGGGCGTGCGGCTCAGCTTCATAAGCCGGCCGTCACTGGCCAGTTCGAAGGTAAACTCACAGGCGTGAAGGGTATCCTTATCGCTCATCTTCACCGATGATGTATCCAGCACGATTTTCTCCGCGACTCCATCCATCACAGCCCACTGCCGGTTGGATGCCAGGAATTCCCACAGCCATTTGGTACAGGTCATTCCCATAAAGCCGGTGTTCTGTTGCCACTTGCGAGCGAAGTCGGCGGTGATGTTTTCCTTGATGTCGGATTTCTCCGCGAGCTCATACTGGATCTCCGGGCACATCGTGAGGGCTCCGTGGAAGGTGAATGTGTCAACTCCGCCGAGGGAGTTCACGGAGAAGTAGTAGTGCTCATCGTTGACTTCCGGGCTGTAGATATAGCGCTGCGTGTAGCTGAGCTGCGTTCCGCTGCCGTTGACGGTATAGAGATCCACCATCCCATAGAGGTCGCTGGCGTTCTCTCCGGAAAGAGAGAAGAGGCGGCTCATCGAAGTGGAGAAGCTGACAGGGCTGGCGGTGTCTCCTTCGCCCACGGTGATGACCTTCGTACTTCCGTTTTTCTTATAGAATTTCGCCTTCAGGTACCAGGTGACCGGGTTGTAGTAGGTCAGGTATTCCGGAGCGTTGAAGCTCACCTGTTTCTGCTGCGGTTGCCAGGTCATGAAGTTCGCGGCCAGGAAGTCCAGCGCAGTACCGGAAAGGTTTCTCACGCCGGCATTGATGACGGCGAAGGAAGCTACCTGCGTCCCGTTCAGCTTGGCAGTGAAGGCGGCGCGGGCCTTCGTCTGAAGGAATCGGTCGGAGCTTGGCAGTTCCGTTTCCAGGTAGTGGCTGATCACTTCGCGGATATCGATCTCGATCTTGTCATCCGCATCGGGATAGTATGTCTCCGACAGGATGCTGACAGGATCTCCACCTGTCACGGACTTGAAAAGCGCGAAGGTGATCTCTTCAGAGGATGAGAAGATGAAGCTCTTCATATTCCTGAGAAGGGAGAGGGAATCCGGTATTTGAATCGCTGAAGCCATAGCGCAAAATTACGATGGGAGAGATGAAAACATTAGGACATCAGACCGGCACAGAATCATACCACACATCGACATCTTCGGTGCCTACGACAATGGTCTGAGGGTTTCTTGGCGAGCCTCCGTAGTAGAAGAGATCGACCGTGCGGCGGATGATGGCGCTTGTCTGGCCGGCGGCCGTAGGGGCCAGCAGGAAGAGATCCTTCGAGCCGGAAGAGTACGCATCATTGAAAGCCGCATAGATGGTCTGACCGCTCTGCTCCGCATAGGCATCCTTGACCGCTTCGACCTCAGTCAGATTCTCCTGCCATTTGTAAGCCGGCTCCGGAAGGGTGGTCGGCACATCATCGGTTCCATCCTCGAAATCTTTCACCAGGAGGAATTTCGCCTCTTCGCATCGGGTCACATGGCCTACGGTATAGGTCAGGCACTGAGGCAGCAGCAGCTGGCCGGAGAAGAGTTTCAGCGAATACATCTGCCATTGCAAGAGCTCTTCGATGGTCAGATTGAACTGGCCTTCCAGTGTGATACGGTTATTCAGCAGGATCTTGTTGTATCGCTGCCAGAATCTCTGGTACATCTCCGGAGCCGTCAGGGAGTGGCCATTGTTGCGAAGCACGCCGGCATTGTCATACTTCTGAGTCGTACCATACTTATAATGGCTTCCGAAGATATCGGTCTGGATGTAGTAGGTACCATTGACATTGTGGGCCTCGATCGGGTCGCAGACGGCAGATATCCCGGCATATTCCACGATGATGATATCTTGGTCTTCATCCTTTTCGGAATCATTGTAGGCGGTATTGCGGTGTTTGCGCTCGCCGATGTAGGGCATCAGAACACCGTTGACGAATACCATCGGAGGGATCAGGTCTTCCGGCGAGTGCTCTTCCGTCTCTTCTGAATTCTTCCGGTCGTAGTCGAAGTAGTTGGAGCCGACATCTACCCAGTTGTGCACATTGTTGGTTCGGCGGGCGGATCCGGATGACGAACCGGCAGCAGCGTCTCTCCGGCTGGTGCTGGTGGTGACGGTGCCCTGGCTGCCCTGCGGCATCCGGAGCGTGTTCATACTCTGGTGAATCTCATAGTAGCGTCCGGTGGCCAGCCGCAGCACCAGGCCGGATCCGGTGTAGGTTCTCCATCCGTTGGCATCGAGCTCTTTCACGGATCCGTACTTCGCCTTCAGGTCTTCGAGGGTTTCCGCAGCCGGCGCGGCACCGTCGATGGATGTGTCGCACTGGAGCAGTACGCGGGATGTCTTCTCATAGGTGAAGGCGAGCTTGCCGATGAGCTTGCGGGAGAGATCCGCATCATAGCCGGCAGTCAGGATGTCTTCGAGCAGCACGATATCCACTGTCTTCGATTCTGGATAGACAACGATCTGTGCGTGGAATTTGTCCAGCAGCCACGATAGGATATCTTCCACGGTTACGGAAGGCACCAGGTCGGAGTAGTCAATCCATCCGTTGCATATCACATCGGAGCATTGGTGCAGGAGGATCAGATTACGCAGGGCCGGATTCGTTTCGAAGGCGTTATTCCTGACGGTATAGCCGCAGAGTTCGAACAGCTCCGACAGGAATTTTCTCAGCTTCAGGAAGGGAGCGATGCCGTAGCCTTCCGGCACATTGATTTCCGAATCGCCTCCCGGAAGCAGCCGGGCGCTATGTGCCAGCGGCCACATCCCGTCACCGGTAGATTCCAGCGGCTCATTGTTCACCTGGTATGAATCATTCTCCGGATCATAGTTGACGGCCACGGGGATGATGGCCATATCCATCAGCAAGGTTGGGTTTGAATGGGGGCCCTGATAATTGGTCTCGCTGTAATACAGGAAGATCTGATTATACCAATCTTCCGGGGTAGAGAAGTCGTGCAGCACCTTCGCGGCGAAGATTTCCTTGACACCCTTTTCCTTGAATTGTGAATAGAAGTCGGAGTCTTCCAGGGCAACGGCGCAGGATATCCCGTCATTCGATGCGGATTCCACGATCAGCTGGCCTTTTTTCTGGAATACTCCGCAGGATACGATGGCCGGCAGGAGGTTCACATAGCGGGTGTTCCGAGCGATCCTGGTAGGATTGCCGAGCTTATCAAGGTCATCAGGAGTGGCCGGTATGGTGGCGGCCAGCGATGCTGCGCCATTCTCAGAGAAGAAGGCGGAATTCTGTTCGACCTCGAAGGAAAAGCCTTCTGGGAGGTGGACTTCTCCCTTTTCAGTTATCAGTTTCATCTCCTGATCCGTTGTTGTTGATGGTGACGGTGGCATCACCTTTCTGCACCTTCAGGTCATACCCCAATTCAATCGCGTGCGCCCCGGTTGCGAGCGCGGCGAACAGGAACAAGATACCGCTTCCTTCCAGTATGCTTCCATCGATGACTCCGGTCGGAGGCACCATGAATCCTCCAATCATCAATCCGATGGAACATAACAGGCACGCAAAGAAGACGATCTTGCATTCCTTACATTTTTGGCGAATCGGTTTCATTCTGATTTCCTCCCGGCTATGGATTTGATTTTGCTTGCGAGTTCATTTTCAGCATTGACTTCAGACTGGATCATATACGCCTTCAGCGGCAGCGATGCTTCGATTCCTTCCAGGGCGTTGTTGATCCGCTGTAGCAGCTGCTGGCTCACGCCGCTCACTTCAGCTGCTGCAGCCGGCTCTTCGGAGGCCATCCCGCCATCGGCGAATCCCGGAGCGGAAGAACTATACTTTCCGCGGCGGCGGACGGATTCCAGGCGGGCAAATGTGATGGGATTGGCCCTGACCATAGCGGCCGGTGCTACCCATTCATTCGCGTGGACTACGCCTACTTCCTGGTAATCATTCGGCGCGGATTCCGTGAATCCTCCTTCGCTGTATCCCGTGGCTACGCGGGATCCGGTACCGGATGAAGAGGATGAAGCGCTGTTCACGGAAGAGTTCATAATTGCATTCCGCTGAGCGATGATGGTCGCGACCTGGGCGGCGGTCGTAGCGGCTATCAGGGCGGCCATCACGGCACCTCCGATGGGGCCGAGTTCTGCGAATCCCTGGACTACGGCGAGGGCTCCGGCGGCGATGGTCTTCGCGATCTCGATACCCATATTCACATTGGCGTACTTCTTCTGAAGGGCCAGCTTCTTCTCTTCGTACTTCTGCTCGATCTCTTCGCGCTTTTCGGCATTGTCTCCGGCGGCGGTGAGCTCTTTCTGCATCTGGGCATCCAGATTGGCGGAGTGGTATTCCTGGAGGGAGGATACAAAGTTTCCGGCTTGATCCAGGTACTTCTTCGTGACCTCGATCCCTTTCTTGTAAGGCTCCATCTGGGCCTCCATGATCTTTTTGGCGTATTCCTGTGTGATCTGGAGTTTGCGCTGCTCATACTGCTCTTTGGTCAGGAGGCCTTCATCGTACATCTCATTGAGAGTCCGAAGCTCTTCGGCCATCTCATCCTTGATGGCCGCGACAGGATCCAGCTTCTTGCGGGCATCTTCGGCCTTCTTGACCAGATCGTCCCACCAGTCCATATACTCATCGAGCTTCGCTTCCGCTTCAGCCTTACGGGCGGCCGCTTCGGCATCATCCTTGAACTTTTTGAGTTTTTCTTCTGCTTCCGCGATGGCTTTCTCAAGCGCCTTTTTCTCTTCGCCTACCAGGGCTTCCAGTTCCTTCTGGGCTGCGGCCACGGCTCTGACCAGAGAATCCTTCGTATTGGCGGAGAGGTCATCGGTGAGCTTCTGAAGGCGTTCCTTCTCTTTGATGGAGAGGTCGAGCAGCTGGCTCTGAAGGTCAACAACGGACTTGCGGTACTTCTCGCCGAGGGCTATCTGGTCATTGATGGATTTCTCTTCCAGCTCGCGGAGCTTCGCTTCGTACTGCTCTTTGGAGAGCTCGCCGGCGGCGTAGGCTCGCTTTGCCTCATTGCGGAGCTCAGTGTAGTGATTCTTGAGGTCTTCGGTCTCTTTCCGATAGGCCTCTTCCTGACGGCGGCGGGCTTCTTCTGCGGCTTTCTCACGCTCTTCTTGCCGCTCTTTCTCTATATCCTGCTCCAGCTTTACCTTTGTAGAATTGATCCTAATCGTATTCCTTTCATAGTCCGCATCGGCATTATACATCCCTTTACGGGCTTCTTTATAGGCATCAAATAATTGGTCATTGCCTTTTCTGAAGCCCTCGACAGTGTGCATCCATTTTTTCTGTGTCTCCGTCAATCCAGCCTGAAACGCCTCCAATTGTGCTTCAGACTCTCGAAGTGCCAATAAAGGAGTATAGGCATCAATATCCGCGTCTCTAAATGCTGTATAGTCATCGGCCACTTGTTCTTCCAGACGAGCGAGCTTCGCAAGATTCCTTTCAGCCTCTTTGATGTATTGCCGATTTGCCGACATACCTTCCGTCATTGCCAGGATCTCTTCTTCCGTCATTCCGGTAAGAGATTTGATATGGTCGGCCTGGGCCTTCACTTCATCGATCGCGATTTTTTTTCTCTCGTCAGCGATCTTACGCTCAGCCTTCATTACTTCTTCCGCTGCAGCAAGTCTTTCTTCGTCACTGAGCGATGTGTCCTTCATCTTCTTTTTGTTACGCTCGATCTCAACATCGAGCTTCGCGGCTTCCAGTTCATATCCGCGTTTTCTCTGGGTGATCTCATCCATAACAGCGGCGAACCTCTTCCCTTCTACATATGCATCGCGCATATCGCGGATCATATCACCGAGTCCCTTTCCGGAAGAGAGGTCAATGATGAACTTGCTATAGGCATCTCTCAGTCCCTGCATTCGATATGACCATTCATCACCAATCAGTTTCGTCTGATTGATGAAGTCAGTGGCGAACTTCTTCACCAGGGAGATACCACCGGCGATGATGCCGGCGAATCCGATCTTCTTGAAGAATCCTCCGAACTGCTTCTGGGTGGCACGGGCCTGATCCTCGATTTCCTTCATCCGTGTGCGGACTTGCTTGAGATTCTTCGAGGCTGCGATGAATTCTTCGGTACCGGGCTTGAGCCGGCGCATCTGCTGGTTCAGTTTGCGGGCAGCGGACTGGAGCTCATTCAGCGAAGAACCATTCAGATTGTTCATAATCTGCTGGAATTTCTTCGTCTCAGCAGTCAGGTCTTTCTCTGTTTTTGTAAGCGAGACGAGCTCTTTCTGAGCGGCCTTGAATTCCTTCGAGTCGATGCCTTTCTCCTGAGCAATCCTGGCCATCTCCTGCCGGACTTCAGCGGCCTTCCGCTTGATCTCATCGAGACGGGCATTCGCTTCCTGGTTGTTCAGGGTGACAACTGATTCAGTATATACCGTAGTCTTTGCCATAATCACTTATCTGTTCATCTGGATATTGTACCAGGCCTGATCGTTTTTCGAAACGCCGAAGGTCACGCCGTTGAATGCAGACATCGCCTGCGCAGCCTCGATTCCGTATTTGGCGGCCATAAATACGCCGAGCTTGTGTACTTCCTTCAGAAACACATCCGAATACCAGGGCTTCGGCTGGCGAGCTGTCGAGCGGTCTCCCAGCTTGACTCCGCGACCGACACCCATATCCGGAAAACGGCCATAATAGAGGAAGGCAAATGTGATCTTCTGCGGATCTCCGTTGGAGTCCGCGACCACCTGGGACTGGAAGGATTTCAGCAGCTCGCCGGTATCTCCCACTTCGAGCGCGGCCATCCTGGATTGGAATCTTTCGATAACAATCTCAGCCCATCGTTGTGCCATCTCTATTTTGCTGAATGCCATACCTTATGCAAGTGCGATGTTTTCCTTGAAAGTCAAAACGAGCTCCCATCCGCGGGTATTCTGGCCGCCTTCCCGCTTGAGGTAGGCCGTCCGCTGGTGATCCCATTCTTCCAGCCCTGGAGTTCCGGCCACCTTTTTATCCAGGAGTTTCGCGAGCACCTTGACGGAGAGCTCGCGGGCGGCTTCGTAGATGCTGTGGCGGCTTTCTCCGCGGCCTTCCTGGCACATAATCCAGATGGACTGCGTGAAAGTATCCAGAGGGCCTTCGATGAGCTGGATGGTGCCGGAAGAGCGGCCCTCCAGGATGGCCAGCGGGAAAGAGGCGCTCCGGAGGTTCAGCAATTCCTGGAGGATGGCATCGTATCCATCCCCTTCCAGGATCTGCGATTCGGATGTGAATTCATCCATCTCCAGCAGTATTTCACTTAGCAGCCTTGCGCTTAGCATCTTCGTAGATCTTATTGAGTTGGAACATAACAGCGTGGACATCCGTCTTCAGGATCTGCTCATTATCCTGAGGCCGGTCATTGTTGACGATGGAAAGCAGTTCCTGGAGGATGTCGGCCTGGCTCTTGTTGCTGATACCGCCACCTTCTTCCAGCACATACGGATACTTCTTCAGCAGCTGCCGCTTCACGCCGTTCCACCAGATGATGAATGCCGTCCGCTCCCAGGGCAGGAATTTTCGCTTCTGGCCATTGGTGAGGATCTTCGCAGCTTCCTTCAGATAGGAACCGTTGTTCTCAGCCACATAGCGAAGGATAAAGCTGTCGGCGGCGAAGTATTGCTCGAAGGAGATGCCGTATATAAGCCGATGCACATTCTTGAAAGGGCACGGCGGAAGGCCTTCCTTATCTTCAAAGATGAAGCGCAGCTGGAAGCACGCCTCTTCGATGACGGAGGCACCGATGATATAGCGTTTCCCGCCGATGACAAAGGGCATCTTGTCTTTGATGGCCTTCGGTTCGTACAGGCGCGGATCATCCGGCGTGATGTGAGCCAGCTTGCACAGGCATAGGAAGAGCTTATCGTGATTGCTGATTGGCTGGTCGATGATCTGGCAGACATTCCGGAGGTCATCATAGTCCATCTGATCCCACGATACCGGGTAAACGAGGTCGATCCGTTCCGGCTTACTTTTCTTCGGCCAGATCCGTTTGAAAAATTGGGATAGTTTGCTCATATAGGGTGATTAAAACATAGAGAAAATCGGGGAGTCATCGTGGGTGAGGGTCATATCCTCTGCGGCCGTAGAATTGCTGAAGGTCGGGAAACTGTCCGGGTTCGCTTTCATAATGGCCACGGCGGCGATGACCTGCTCAATGCCGCAGTGCTTGTCACCGATGACGATGGTCGCGATGGCAATCTTGATCAATTTGATGACCTGGCGCTCGATGGCCAGGAAGGGCTCCCGGTCTTTTGTCTTTTCGAGGATCTCTTCTGCGTATTCCGTGGAGATGTAGCCGGCCACATCCGTCATCAGGGCCACATTGAGGGCCGGATTGAGCTGAAGGAAGTCTTCCCAGGTCTTCGGATATGCCTGTGCCGTCATTCTGTTCATCACGGCGCAGTCTTTGAATTCCGTGAAGGTCATAATCAGGCCGTCTGCGAGCCGGTTGTACTGCTCCGTACCGTTCCAGCTGTTGTAGCGCTCGCTGCTCATCAGGAAGCTGATCAGCTTATCCTTCGAGTCATCCAGCCGGGCCTGGAGCGCGGCTGTCAGGGACTGCACCCTTTCCCTGGAAGCCGGTGCCATCGATTCATTGTTCATCACGGCGAAGCCGGCATCCGTCAGCACCAGATCCATCTCCGGGATGGAGGTGAGGAAGGCATCCACAGAGATGATCCGCTGGCACATCTTCAGCAGCCGGGCATCTTCCTGGTTGCGGTCTTCCAGCAGCAATTCGAGATCTTCGCCGATGATCTTGTCGGTCAGGTCATTCTGAGCCACCTCCAGGGCATCATTGAAGACGGTAGGATTCCCCTTCATCTCGATGGACGGAAGGAAAGCCTTCATTTCTGAAAAGTTTCTAACTAACATATCGCTACGCCTTCGTGTTTGTGGATTCTTCCTTGCCGGTCTTGTTCTGATCCAGCGTTGTGAAAATGTATTCCGGGATGGTGATGTAGATATCCGGATCCCAGTGATTGAACTGCTTGACGATCTTCAGCAGCCGCATACAACGGTCAACGATGGGCTTCTTCAGCGCTTGCTGCATCATATACAGCTCGCGGGCATTGGAGCCGGAGAGAGAGTTGGAGTTCTTTCCGGGAGTGGCACCGATCAGGGATGAATGCACGCCCATCGCATAGCAGATGATGTTGGCCGTGGATTCCGTATCATCGATATACTCTCCGCCTTTAAGGTCATTTGGCACCGGCACGATCTCGATATCCTTCATTTCCAGGGCGGATCCGCTGGCGGAAGGAAGGATATCCTTCATCGCCATGATCGTCTTGCTGGCGTTGTTCTCGCCGGACAAGAATTCAGAGAATTTCTTCTTCTCCTGCTCGATCCTTTCCTTGTAGGCCTTCCGGTCATTGATGGTGATGCCTTCGCGCTTGCACAGGTTCTCGAAATACTTCGGAGAGATGTAGATGATGTACTTCACGCCGAGCTGATTCTTCAGGATGGCGGTCTTCAGTTTCGGTACCATACAGCTGTGGTCGAACCAGCCGCTGCGGAAGATGGAATGCCATTCCGGAGCCGAGTAATACGGGTGTCCGGGGGACGGCATATAAGCACACCACATCAGAGGCTGCTTGCGTCCGCTATAGCTTTCCAGATCCGGCAGCGGGTTCATCTCATTGATTGCGCGGGTGGCGATGATATCCTTTTTCGTGGGGTTCTTATCCCACTTCGCACAGTAGAAGTGCATCGGGATGTCACCGCTTGGATCCATCTCGCTCCACCGGCTGAAGACGGCCTCCCGGTGCCTGACGGATTCGATGAGCCGTTTCCCTTTGGCGAAGCTCACTTCAGCCCAGATGTTGTAGAAGGTATTCATATCCGTCAGCTGCTGAAGAATGAACATCGGGATGTCGTTCCGCTCGAAGAATTCGAATTCGGGCCCGTCCGTCACTTCGTCCCAGCGGCGCACCACCCCGGAAGAGTCCTTTTCCACAGCCCTGACGATCTTCGGGCCGAGCCCGTAGCACACATCCCTGTTGAACTTGAGATTTGCAGATACGACATCATTGGATTCGATCTTCTGCATCAAGTGATTCGGCAGAAGGTTATCCGCACCCCAGGGCATAACCTTATAGCCGCCGCAGTCGATGGCCTTCAAGTCATAATCCTCACGGAAGTCAGCGGCTGAATCCATCACCAGGATGGTCTGGATATCCGGGAATAGCTGCACGCCTTCCAGGACTTCGATTCCTTCCATCCGGTCGATGGGGCTTTCTTTTTCAGGTTTCGGGTTCATAGTGTTACTTCTTCTCCATTAAATTCGATGACGGTCAGTCGGTTCACTTTCCGGATCTCACCGGAAGAGAGAATCTTGATATTGAATGTGCTTCCGTTCCCGTGGAAGGAAGTGATGACGGCGTGATCCACATCAATGACGGTACCGTCTTCAGCGACCCATTTCAAGGATATATCTGACTGAAGACGGGCCACATCCGCTATTCTGCTGAAGTGTATCATGGCTCGATTTATTTCAGTGCAAATTTATGACGGGCGGGTACCAAAGATTAGGACAGACCGGTAGAAGGGCGGTCTAATCGGATTTCTGGTCAACGATGTGATGTTCAACAAGAAGAGGGTTTCGGAAAAAACGCGGAAAGAGGAAATCGCTTTTCTTGCTCCCAAGCCTTGCCCTGTCGCGAGGCCGGCAATTGCGCTCGCGATTGCGAAATATGCCGGCGCGGTTTGACACCGGCCGGCACCTTTTTCGTGCGCTCACGAAAATGATCCAGGATGGCTCAGAAGGCCGAACCTATCCCGTCGATATGGTTGTATGGGTGGAATACATTGCCCAGGTACAGGGTATCGAAGGCATCTGTCCCGTCCGTGCGGAATTCCAGGGGGTCATCCTCCGATTCAGCCAGCTTCTCTCCGCCTTTCTGCTTCTTGAAGCCCAGCGGCGAGATGTCCACTTCCGCCAGCTGGATGGCCACCAGCAGCGCTTCATTGTTTTCCTTATTGAAAAGAGGCATAAGGTGCTTGGCACCGGTAAATCCGTCATTGATGATGGAATACTTCTCATTGTGACGCATCGGCTTTCCGATGAATTTGCCTTCCACATACCAGCCGTGCTTGTTGAACTGCTCGATGATCACCGAGCGGAAGTCATCATCGGATACGGCGTAGTTGGAGCCCAGGGCCGTGGAGTCGAAATAGAAGATGACCTCCTTGCATAGCATCGGCTCATAGTAGTGGCAGAAGTCATCAACCAGTTCTCGCAGCTTACGCTCATACTTTACATAGAAGCTCTTGATGATCTTCAGTGTAGTGCCTGAGCGCTGAGCTGCTACCAGCCAGTTGATGTTCGCATTAAAGTCGAAGGCGATGGAGATAGGTGCTTTCATATCCAGGTCACCATCGGCCAGGCACCGGAGGCCTGTGCTGAGCTGTGAGGCCGGGATGGCGGACTGCCGGATCTGTTCGTTATTGTTGGCGATATAGGTGTGCAGGGAATCCCGGAAGTTGGGATAGAATCCATCTGACAGTCTCTCGATACGGCGTGAAAGGATGGATGTCTGGAATACCAGCGGCGGCAGGTCGCGCTTCATCTGTTTGATGTACTGCAATCCAACCACATCGATATTCTCGAAGGTTGACCATTCCACATACCAGACGGCGATCTTCCGGAGCTGTGCGATGAGTTTTTCTACAGCCGCTATCTTGTACTGTCTTTCCTTGTTATCCGGATAGGTGGCCAGGATCTCCCAGCGCCGGTACAGGAGGCCGCGGATCGCATCATTCAGATCCGGCGTTGCCTTCTCGCGGTAGTTCAGGAGCCAGCGGGCGGATTTGAGCACCGGCATATCGCTGACGAACAGGATGCCGTGATGCCAGGGACAGTCTGAGAAGAAGCGCCGGGTACCGCCATTTGCCGGGAAGGTCTCATCCTTGAGTTTATCGAAATTTAGGCCTTTCGCCTCGTCACCGATGAGCCAGTCGAGGGTCAGCGAGTTGGAGCTCATCTTTACATCCTGGGATATGATGATCATCTGAGCACCGTTGAAGAAGGATACAACATCTTCGTAGTTCTGCAGGGGTATAATGGGCTTGCCGTAGCCCAGGTTCTTCGGGGGGCGCTTGCCGATGACATAGTGAACACCTTCATACCAGCCGAATTCGGCCAGGCCGGAGAGGGCCGTCGGCAGTGTTTTCGTGTGTGCCTGTTTGAAAGAGGATGCGATGAATCCGCCGGTGGATCCTGGCATAAACTCAACATTTCGCTTGATCCGGAGGGAGACGATCCCGAAGGATTTGCCGAATCGCCGGCCGCAGATATCGACTTCGGTATTGGCGGCCACGGCCAGGGCGGTCTGCTGGGCGCGGTTCAGGTATTTCTGCTGAACTTCGGGCATAGCTGTTACTTGCTGTCGATTTCCTGTGTGTACTGCTGAAGGAGTTTGCGGCTCTTCTCTTCGATGCCGGGCTCTTTCTCGATGCCGATGACGGCCGGGTCGATGGTGAAGGAATAGTCTTTCGGCTCAATTTCATCCCAGGGCAGCTGCTCGCCTTCGTTCTCATCCAGCCGGTTCACCTTCGATATGGCCATCGCCACTTTGATCAGGGAATTCGCCCGCTTTTCATCGCCGGCCATAGCTGCTGCGCTGGCCTTGCTCAGCAGCTCATTCGCCTGGAAGCGCCGGAGCTCTTTGTCGGCCATTTGCACATTGCCGAAAACGGCCGTCACCAGGCCGATATCCTGGTATGCCATAGCACGGCCGATATCATAGCGGTTCATCAGATAGTTCCGCAGCTGCAATCGGCTTTCCAGCGGGTGTTCCAGGATATGAGCGTACAGATCGCGGAGACGGTCGAGCCGGTCTTTCTCTGCGGTCGATAATTTCATGGATGGGTTCTCGATTGCCTGTGTGAGTACATCCAGCAGGTCGCGGTTGATTTTTTCCATAACGCAAAAGTAGCAACCTCACGGCTGCTACTTGGGACAAGAGGGTTACGATGTATTTAGATGGGGAGCAAGTTTCGTTTCCGGAGGGCTTCAAGCGTTTTTTCAGAGATGGTACAGCCGTGTCCCTGGAGGGCTTTCACGCGGTACCTTACACTTTCGGCCTGTGCGGCCGTCAGGGATTCTTTCTTGAGCATCTTACTGATAAAAGCCCTGACAGTCGATTCCTTGAATTCTGAAAAAACCTCGTTCCGGGCTTTCTCAGCAAGGAAGTCATCAATCGTGCGCCATCCATTCTGGATCATTTCGTGTGCCAGGAGGATCTTGGTGCGGAAGGCTGACCGGTCTGCATCAGTGACGGCCATCTTCATCTTTTCGTGGTAAGCTCGCCTGAGCTTGCTGTCTTCGGATATCCGGTCATATACTTCCTGGAGTTGCGGAGGCAGATCTGCGCGGCGGGTCTTTCTTTCGTCATAGGTTCTGAATACCGGCTGTTCCTGTACCGGCGTGACAGTGACCTGCGGCGGTTGAGTGGCCGGTACGGGTGACTGAGGCGGAACGGGCTGACCGGCGAATCTGGTGAAGTTCGTATCCGCGGACGGGTTGACGGGTGCGGGTAAGAGCGAGTCGATTTTCTGAAGCTGGTATAGGAGCGTTTCCATATCGCGGCGCTTCGAGATGGCTCGCATCAGATTCTCATTCCTGGAATACCTACAAAAGAGGCCAAAGCCGGTCATGAAGTCCGGCTCTGGCTCTTGCAGGTAGGAATGGATCTCAGGAATCACGCTTAGTCATCATTGCTTTCGACCGGCGTGAAAACACCGGTGGAGCAGTTCAGGGTTCCTTCCGCAGTGACGATATTGCCGACATAGAGCGGAAGCGGCGTGACATCCGGGCATTCGACATCGATGGTTACGCCCTTCGCGCTGCCGGCCGCATCGCCGGAAGTGCCCTGGGGGCTGGTGACGCATCGATAGTCCGGGGAGCCGATGATATGGTAGCGCCCGGCGGACTTGCCGATATACACATAGTCATCGTTGGCGGCGGTCTTCGACCAGCCGAGTGCAGCCGGAGTGAGATCCGGGAAAGAGGCTTGCAGTTTGTTGTTAAACATCTTGCAATCCGTCTCGCCGACAGGTTCAAAGCTCATCGAGCCTTTGCCCTGGGTGGAATAGATCTTATCCCATACGGCACCATCGACCAGGGTGAAGCTGCCGGAATAGGAAGAGAGCACGGAGGGGCCGTCAGTGCTCTGGGCGCTGTCGGGATCATCTACGATCGTAGGCCAGGCGGCGATGAGGCGCTTGGCGATACGGTAGATGGTAGTGCCAATCCCCGAAGGGTTGACACTACCGATTTTGAAGTCAAGATTTCCGAGAATCATAGTTCAGAGATTTCTTCGGTTAAACATTGGCGGCCATTTCCTGGCTGACGGTGACATCCTTATAGACGGAGCCGCAGCTGATACGGACGGTGGCGGTGCGGGGGCTGGTTCCTTCGGCATCGTAGGCGAAGGCGGTACGGGTGAAGGTCACCTTGTGGCCATCGGCGGCTACGGCTACGGAAAGCCAGTCTGCGCCTTCAGTCTTGACCTCGGCGGTCACGGCAGCACCGTTGGAGGTTGCGTAGGTGCGATTGTTGGAACCGGCATCGGCACCGACAGAGAGGGAAGCATCACCGGTGATGACAACAGGATCCGGAGTCGGAGCCACATACTTCGCGACCAGGAGGTATTCAGGCTCGATCATCTGGAACTGCACGCCCCAGAAGAGGCACATGAAGAACTGAACGACCTTCGGGTTATCCGGCTTGCGGATCTCGACCTGCTCGCGCTCAGAATCCTGGGAGCAGCCAACCAGCATATTGCTCTTGGTGGACAGGTAGATGTAGGAGGAATTCTTCTGGGCGGAGAGGGCTACGATCTCGCAAGGATTGTCTTCCGTTCCGTGGAGATACTTGCGACCATAGGCGTTGTTGTACTGCACGGCACCGAAGTTATCCAGGTACCAGTCATCGTAGGCACGCTTGACGGCGCGGGGTACATACATCCGGAGGCCTTCGCTCTCGATCAGCTCATCGGAAGCCGCATCATAGATGCTCTTCAGGATGTCACCGGCGTTGGAGCGGGAGATGGAGGAATGATACTCGAAAAGGTTGCCCTTTCCGACAGCGATATTGCCGGCGGAAATTTCGGTGGCGGTGATGGTGTCGAAGCCGTTGAAGAGGTCGAGGGTCGTGGTACCGGTTGCATTGCGTACACCGGAGAAGGTGGCCAGGGCGAGGTTCTTCGAGACGGATTTCGCCATTTGCATCGAGAGATCCTTCACGATTTCGGCATCAGTGCGGGTCGTATGCGAGGTGAACTGCTCGCCATAGACGGTCGTAAAGAGCACATAGGGATCGAATTCTTCGACCACATCGCCCAGGTAGGTCGTGAGTGTACGGGCTGCGATCTTCGAAGAATCGCTCGCGCCCTTTTCGGTCTTGTAAGGACGGATCTGAGCACCGGAGCCGAGGGCTCCTACGGTTTCGTCACCAGCGACACCGGTGTGAAGAGTCATGTGCTTCAGCACAGTCTCCTGGAGGGCCGCTACAGGCATGGCCAGAATTTCCTTGCGGAACTTGGCACCAGAGTTGACAAGAATTGAAGAGAGGTTCATAATGTTGAAGGGATTAGGAATTACGGTTGATGAATTTCTTGCATTCTTCCAGAGCTTCCTGGTAGGTTGCAGCGGCGTGGATGGTACCGGCACCGGAGGCGTTGTTTTCAGGGACGATTCCGGGGGTATGGCTTTCGGCAGCTTCGGCGCGGGCGATGGCGGCATCCAGAGATTCTTCGAGCTCGCTGATACGGGCATCCTTCGCGGCGATCGTTGCTTCGTGGGACTGAACCAGGCCGGTCTGTTTGGTGAGATCTGCCTGAAGGGCTTCGACCTGGGTCTGAGCGGCCGCCAGCTGCTGGCGGGCATCGGCCAGGGCATTCTCGATGGCTTCCATCTGGCTCAGCTGGACAGTGGTGGTGCCGTCTTCAGCGAAAACCTGCTCAGCCATCTCAGGGATTTGTGAGAGTTGTTTGAAACGATTCATATTGGTAGGTTTTGAATTGGATTTCTGTTTCTTCGCCGGGGCGGCCAGCTCGATGACGGCGGCCACGGCATCCTCGAAGGAGCCGAGCCCGTCAATCAGGGTGCCGACTACATCCTTCGCGAAATAGATCCGTCCGTGAAGCTGCTCTTCCTGTGCATAGGGACGATAGGCCTTCATATCGGAGATGAAGCGCTCGTTTACGGGGTTGAGAAGCGTTTCCCGGATCATCTGGGTATTGCCTTCCAGCGCTTCTTCCCATTCCAGGTTCTTTTCGCCGGCCGAGTCTGCATAGATCCTGACGGTGATCTGGCCTGTCTGGCTCTTATGGTACTTGCTCAGGCCGGAGATGGTCATCATCGTACCGATGCAGCCGACATGGTTGAATTCCCGGTGTGCCAGTATCTTGTTTGCGGGGGCTACGGCGTAGATGCAAGCGGAAGCACAGTATCCGTCAATCCAGGCCACAACGGGCTTTTTCAGAGAGGTGACGGCATCGACCAGCACATCAGCTGCTTCGCTCTGACCACCTCCGGAGTCCGCCACGATGATATGGCCGATGATGGAGGCATCCTCATCAGCTTCGCGCAGTCCGCGGGCGATGGTTTCAGCACCGATCTCTCCGCAGGGATTGTCGAAGCGCATCAGGGTGCCTGTGAGCGATGTCACATAGATAGATTTCCCGGCGAGCTCTTCGACCGGGTAGGCAGAGCCGGCAATGAAGTCAGAGCACAGGATCCTGTACGGCTCCTTTTGTTTTGACTCCAGCTGGAACGGCTTGCCTTGCAGAATGCTTTCGAGCACCGGCATCATGAGGGAAGCGTGTTCCGGCTCAATCATCCAGGGGCCACGGAGATTCTTGGCGAGATTTGAAAAATCCATAGTATCCGAATTAACCGGATACAAAGATAAATCGGTGTTTCAGCGTGGATTTAGACAGAAAACAGGGCTCCGTGGAGCGATTTCAGGCTGATGGTGATCGAAAACTGTGAAGTTGACTGGCCAGATACGCTATCTGAGAAGGTAAATGTCGGGATAAACTCTTTTGAGCCGATCACATATTTCCGACCGTCAGTGGTTTCGATCTCAAAGATGGCCTTTTGGCCTTCAAGCTGCTGAAGCACGGGGCGGTATGTTTCCCTGTCGGCGCGAATCGAACTGCTGAACAGGAAATCCGAATACTTGCCATTATCGTCATACTGCCACTTTTCGGAGATATCGCCGGTTTCCGGTGTAAAGGGAAGCGTTGACAGCGCTCCGCTCAGGAAGCCGGATAAGTTGAAGGTGCTGCCGGGTGCCAGGTAGCTATAGTCACCGACCAGGGCGGCCGAAATATACCGAAGGGCGCGGATTCCGAGTTTCATAAAAAGGAAGTTTTTGAGGGTCAAAAAAATATGACATCAAGTCACCTAAAAAAAGATGGGAAGCGGGTGTTTCATCGGATTTTTCTTACGATAACGGTACCAGTATTTCATCAGCCGGTTCACCAGGCGGGTGTCAACGGTAATCCTGTAGTCGCATAGGAATTCCGTGATGGCGCGGATGATCTTCGTCTTGTGATCTTCATCGCTGTCGGTGAATCGGCCGACCATATAGATGGTGAAGGCGTTCCTGAACTGATTCTCCAGGTATCGCCGGATGGCAGCAGATCCTTTCTCCCCGATGTAACACCGGTAGAGCTGATTTATGACGATCTCTCGGTCGGATGGATAGTTGAACCAGATCCGATGTCCTCCCTGGGTGACCAGCAGCTCCACGGTTATGTATTCGCTGCGATCTTCCAGCGGTGTGTATTCTTCAGGGATCAGTTCCAGGTACTGCTTGACGATGGCCCAGAGGTTCGTATGTTTCTCCAGGCGGATATAGTCAGAACCGTAGGTGGCGATCATCCATTTGCGGATGAAGGATCCTACGCGGATATCAACAGTATTTGCCGGGTTTCTGTTCATAGGTTACAAAGGTAAGGAAAGCGGTTTATGATTATTTGACATATACGCGGAGGCCCTGCCGGATCATATCGCAGAGGATCCGGTAGCTGTCTTCATACACCCAGGTCGTATAGAATTCACCCTTGTCCGGGCCGGTCATTACCTCTCTGAGCACCTGCCTTCCGTGCCAGAGGTCGGCGATGGTGGCCGGCCTCATACCAGGAGGCACTGAGCGGTAGTGCCAGATGGGATGAGAGCGGCCATCGAACCAGCATCCGAATTCGAGTTTTTCGCAATCAATCATCACAATGAATGAAATACTATTTTTCGTAAAATTTTTGACACTGCGACACTTTGTTGATTATCAATACTTTAGCGGTGTCAAAAAAGTGTCAAAATTGTGGTATTTACCACCATCATTGTCAATTGTCCCGATTTGTCCGAAATTTTTGACACCGATAAAAAATTATATATCAATATATTACAGCGGTAGTGTCAAAATGTCAATAAAAAATGTACTTTATATAGTTGTATGTTTTCGCATTTCTATCATCTTAGGACATCGGTCGAAAAAAGCCCCGAATCCGGGGCTGATTTCTGACACTGGCCGGGAACATCAGAAGGGCGGATCATCCTCACCGTTCAGGCTTTCTGCCAGCAGCTCCCCGCGCCCCTCCGGAGCAGCCGGCAGGTAGTCGGGATTGACACGGCCGTCAAGGGTATCGATGAAGAAGTAGTAGTGATCCTCATTGTTGACCTTCTTGTGAATCCTGTTATTCTTGCGGTCGCTGTCGGAGGTGAAAACCTTATCCGGGTTGAATTCCCATCCGTGGTATTCACAGAAGGCGATGAGCTTCCTGCGGAATCGCTGTGCGGTGAGGAAGTTCTGGGATACCTTCGAGATCTTCTGGCTGAAGGAGTCCTGAGCTTCATTGATATCAACCAGCGTATTGAGCCGGGCATCGGTGAAGTATTCTTCCGCCCAGGAGTAGAAGTCTTCGCCCATATCTTTGACCAGGGTTCGCTGGATGATCGTCTTCATTGGCGGCTGTACTCTTTCGTGGATCTTGTGCCACATCATCATACAGGTCAGCATAAAGTTGTAGAAGGCATTCATCTCCTTCGGCGTGTATTCATCGATGAGATCCTTGCCGAATTCTGTTCGTGGCGATCGGAGCTTCAGTTTCCTGGTCTTCGAGTCGGAGTGGTAGTAGTCACTGAAGGCGCAGAACCAGATACGGCGATTCAGGGAGTCATCGAATCCGCGGATGGCGTGATTCGAAGAGAAGCCCATCTTCGGGGATTCCATAAAGTCCATCGTGAATCCCTTCGTATGCTTCAGGTCAATGGTCACCTTGCCGGTGATCATATTCATAAACTGGTGCAGGTTGATCTGGCTGTTAAGGTCATCGATGAAGATGGTATCCGTAAGGCCTCTGACCACATCCTGGAAGATGAACTGCATATTCTTCTCCTTCATCCGCTGGCCATCGACATATACCTGGGAGCGGATGTGCTCGACTGCATTCAGAAGGAGGGATTTGCCGGTACCTCCGAGGTGCTCTCCTTCATCGGCCTGTTCCATCTCCATCGCATACCAGGCGTATGGCTGTCCTGAATTCTTGTGCTTGGACAGCATATAGCCGAGTCCGAGACATTTGGAGATGAAATTCAGTTGAGTCTCTTTCAGTTCAGTGTCCGTCAGGACTTCATTGTTCTCTTCCTTGCGCCAGTAGGCTCTGCCGGTGTTATAGACATATTCCATGAAGGTGCTGCCGAATTCGCGGATCGTGAGGCTATACCTTCTCACATCTTCGATGGTGTCAATTTCCCTACATAAAGAATTATATTCAGGGGTGCGGGGGGTGAGTGTGTGAAGCTGGTCGAGCTTGGCCTTGTATTCATCAGAATAGCCGATGTCGAAGAAGGCCTCTTCCGGTACCAGGTCGTGGTCGATGATCTTGCTCTCATAGATCATAAACGGGCACTGGTCGTATGGGATCTTATCGATGCCGGTAGCAGAGATGCGGAAGATGCCGTTACGGAACCAGAGATAGTCGCATTCCTTCGTATAGGCGTTGAAGTCCGGGGCTATCCTTCGGAGCTTCGTCAGGGCCTGGGAATTGATTTGCTTCGATCGGTGGATGGAATTGATCAGCGGCTGTGAATAATACTGCGGATGTGTGCGAAGGTATTCCAGGAGAGCATTGGAGCATTCGCTGGCGATCATTTCTTTGTCGATCAGGCGTACCCTGTTATCCTTGACCTGGCAGAAGGTGTAGCCTTCTTTCGCTGAGCTGTAGTCAATCGTGTAGAATCCGCAAGCCTCCAGGAAAGAGTACAGCTGGTCATTGTTGATGTCGAACTTGTAGCTGCCATTCTTGTTGCGGAAAGCCGTCCAGAACTTGAGGCCTCCGGATAGCTTTACCAGCTCATTGAAGAGCCGGATGGGATCCTGGATCTCCGGCTTTCGGTAGTACATAAAGAAGTCTTTCGCGTCCTTGCATGGCTTGCCGGTTCGCGGCACCCTCTTCAGCTTCAGGTCTTCCGGAAGTTTGATGATGTTGATGTCGAGGTAGCGGAGAGCCAGTTCCTTCATTCTGCGAAGGCCGGTCTCATCGGCATCGTAGAGCAGATAGACGGTCTTGGCCATTTGTGAAAGGATGCGCCACTGGCCTTCGGTGAGGTCGGCCGTCTCCGAATTCGGCCAGCAGACATGATATCCGGCGTTCTTCACATTGAGGGCATCGGAGGGGCCGCTGCAGATGATCAGTTCTTTCCAGGTCAGATCCTGCTCTTCTTCGCCTTCGCCGTCTTCTGAAGGGACGCGCACCGTGCCTTTGAACTTGCCATCCCATATATCCCGGTAGCGCTGCATAAATTCCTTTTCTCCGCACAGCGGGAGGAAGATGTGCGTACCTTCCTCGTCATCCTTGCGCTGCTGTTCCTTGTTGCCTTTCCACAGGAAGCGGTAGCGCTTCGAGAAGGGCTGGTACAGTTTGCCATAGCTGCCGTAGTCATAGTAGTACATCGGATAGTTCTCATTCGCGGCGAACTTGCTGCTACGGCCGTTTTTCTGCGGTGTTACATAGGAATCAACCGGCTTCAGGCAGAGCTCTTCGCAGGTGGCCTGTGTGATGTGATAGCCGAGCACATCCAGCTCTTTCTGCGTGAACTGGCCATCATCACGAATCTGGATCGTCATCTCGTCCTGGGGTAACGCTTCCGACCAGGTGGCTTCCGGTTCGAGGCTGGTGCGCTCTTCAGCGGTCAGCAGCTCCGGAGCAAATTTCGCGGCGATCCATTCCAGGGCCTGGGGGAACTTCAGCCGGAGCTCTTTCATCACCAGGCTGACGGCATTGTAGGCCGTATTGTCTGAGCCTCCTTTGTCCTGGAGCAGCCAGACATTGGAATTCTTGACCTGATAGACGGTGGCCGATGGATTCTTGTCATCGGCGCGGAGCTTGAAATTCTTGGCTCCGGAGAATCCTGCGGCGCTCTGGGGATAGAAGTGAAGGATGACGGCCTTGCCGCCTTCGGTGGCATTGTAGATATCTTCGGCCGTTAGTTTGTATTCTTGCATAGCTAAAAGCGTAAAATTGCATCATCAATTACATCCTTGAGCTTGCGGTATCCGGTAAGGTTTTGATTTCCGGCATATCCTTCGGCTGCTTCAAGGGTTTGAAGGATGTGTATTTTTGTGGAGAGGGCTGCGCTGATCAACCGGGCTTCTCTCTCTGAAAGGTCAAGTGTCATTTGCTCTTGATTGTTTTGAAAAAGTCCTCATAAAAAGCGAGCATCGCATCGGCCGTTTCGTCATCGGGAATGATGATGCTGGCATTTTCTACGCGGGGATTCGTATTGATATTGGCGGAAGTCTGTATGATGAAGTCGAATGACAGGCCGCGGCCGGCCATCACCTTTGAGTGATTCCAGGCCACAACCACTTTCACATTCTCATAACCTACAAACATCCGGATGAAGTCATCGGCTTCCCATCCGTGCCGGCCGGTTGAATAGATCTCGCCGAGATACAGGTTCATCGAACCGATCCTGCCGTCATCGCACCATTTCTTCAGCTGCTCAATATCCTTCATATCCACACACCAGGTTGAAACGATCAGCCGGGTGATGGTTTGCTGCCGGATCACGGCCTTCAGGTAAGTAAGGGCATCGACATCGCCTTTCGTCAGGAAGTTGTAGCAGACGCCTTTCTCGAATCGGAATCCGGGCGCTTTCTGTGAGTCGAGAAGGGACATCTCAGAGAAGGCCTTCCGGTACTGGTAACGCTGTCGGGCGGCCAGGCTGACGGCTGAACCATCCAACTGAGGAAGCGGCTGCCGCTCGCCGCTATTTTCCTGCTCTTTCAGCGGGGGCATAATGCCGGCGGCCAGCTCTGCCTCTTCGAAGCTGAGCGTATCCTGGATTGAATCGATGAGCGAAGGGTCTATCATAGTGCTTAATTATGGCAGCCGTATTCTTCGGCCCGCTGTTCAATCTCCCATTTCTCGACCTGCTTGACGGCCCATTCCTCGCCTTTTTCGGCATAGTTGCGGGTGCGCTCGCGGATCAGCAGCGTGCTTTCCAGGATACCGGCATCGTAGGCACTATAGACCTCGCCGTTCTTGTCTTCCATCAGCATACGGAATCCATCCGGCGGGAGGCCGAGCATTCTCGCGATCTGACTGGATGTGTAGCGTAGGGCGGCGAGCTTCTTGATCCGTAGAAGGTCATCGGAATTAGGTATTCTCATCGTTCTCCCATCAGGCAGTGTCATCAGTCGATCAGGATTGATGATAACGGGGGGCGTGGGGTGTTCTGCCAGTTCGGCAGCGAGCTTTTCGGGATAGTAGCGCTGGTAGAACTTGCGGATCTCGCCTTCTCCGATGTGATGGGGCCTATCCGGCTTGCTGTCGCGGTCAACGGCCGTCCAGAAGTCGCAGTAAAACTCTTTGAATTCCACTATGGCATCAGCCTCTTCCGCCAGGGCCTTGAGGTGCTTGATACGATCAGGGGATAGGTTCAGTCCATCGTTGATGATGTCGAGCTTGTTGCCAAAGGCCAGGCGCATAATAGCATCTTCCATCTGATTGATGATGCCTTCGCGTCCGGGTTGCCAGTAGTCACCGCCGAGGCCGTGACGGATGTCATCGCGGCTGACGATAACTGTTCCTTTGTCACTGAGGGCAAAGGATCTGGCCCAGGTTGTTTTTCCGCTTGCGGGTGGGCCCTGTAGGATGATCAGTTTCGCCATAGTTATCGGGTTGGCCAGAGCTTTTCAGGTTCTACCTTCTTGCCGGTGGTATCCTGAATGATGTCGCAGATGGTGGCCTGTGCGAGAATATGCGGCGTGCGGGACCCGTTGATCCAGCTGTATGCCGTATTGTAGGGCACCTTCTTTTCCTGGAGCTTCAGGATAATCTTCGAGCGTTGTTCTTCCGGTAGCTTTTCGAAGAATTCTTTTACTTTCATATTCTTGAAGGTTATGCTGTTTCTAAGCCGTATCAGAGAATTGTCCCTGACACGGCATCTGAATAAGTAATTTGTCATCCGAACAGGTAATCGCGCCAGAGCTCAGCGAACTGTTTTCCGCTGTGTTCCGCGAGCGCAGCCGTTTTATATGCAAGGCGAGCACCGTAAAACGAAGACGCGTTCGACCAAGCGTAGTACGAGAGCGAGAAAGCGAGGCCGGAGAATCCATTTGCCTGGCCAGGAAGGAATGGCACCACATTTCTTTCCTTCTCTTTTTCCGGCCCCATATCATCCATCTCATTCTTCGTAAAGAATTCGAACCAGGGCCAGTAGCACCATACGTCGGGTTCCGGTCTGTATTCCCATCCTCCATTGAGAGCGGCTGTGATGATTTCGAGCTTCATCTGGGCGATGTAGCGGGCAGGGATGATTGCTTCGTATTGCGGCTTAAGCATCTCCGGAAGTCCTTCCGGGATGGCGAGACCGAGGGCCTTACAGGCATCCTCAAAGGTTTTGATCTGTTTCATTGTGTTAGATAGTTTGAATTTCTGAATAGATGACGGTGATGAACGAGCCGCCGGCTCGCTTGAGCATTACGCCTTCGGGGTACAGCCTGACGATCTGGGCTTCCTGGCCGTGATACCGGACTGTCTCCCCTTCCTGGAAGGCGTGTTCTCTGGCTTCCTCTTTTGTCATTCTTCTTCCGGCTTTTTGAAAAGAAGGAGGTCGGCTTTGATCGGTCGGGCGTGAATGCAATAGCAACCGATGTGAAGCATATAGCTGTCCGGCTCGCCTTCGCGCTTCCATCCTTTCGTGATACTGAGCGCGGCCGGCTTTATTCTGGGGCAATTTTCGATCAGCCGGGATTGCCGATAGCTAAGATAGTCCAGGAATCCGTGGAGCCATTCTTTAGATACGGCACTGGAGAGATAGGGCTTGGCCAGTGGCATCAGGCATTCTTCTGCCGCTCTGGCTTCTGAACGGGCAAAGTGCCCTTCTTCGAGAAAATACATCATAACTTTACTTTTTTGTTAAGTTGCCAATCGTTTCTGCTTCGTCATCCTCGATCCAGGTGCAGGTCTTCGGGAATAGGCCTCTTAGCTCACTGGGCTTGCCGGCGAACATATACCTGAATGTGCTGAATCCCAGGATCCGTTGCTGGCATTCCAGGATGACATTGTATGCCTCGATGGCAAGGTCTTTCATCACTTCGTGGAGTTGATACAGTGCTGTGTGTAGGGATCGCGGAAGATCTTCATCTCAGCACAGTGAGAGCATAGAGTCATCCTTTCATCGACCCACCAGCAATTGCCATAGATGGGGTTGTGGCAAGGATTCTTTTCAGTGCATCCGCATACGCGGCAGACACCTGGCCGCCTGGGGGCGAATACCAGGCGGAACCAGCGGCGTGTTTTTGATATCTCTGAATTCATCGAGAGCGTGTTATTAGGCAGTAGTCACCGGGTTCCCAATTGCATTTGCCGTTTCGATAGAGCCAGCATTCCAGGCATCGGTTCGGGCCGCCAAAACGCAATAGGGGGGGGGGTAGATTTAGGCTTTATCATAGAAGAATACGAAATAGAGATATTCTTCATAACCGACTGAAGATGGATAGACGAACAATCTTCCAGGTTCTACCTGAAGTCCGTCAACCAGACTCATAATCTGCGATGCACTTACGGAAACCTTTGCAATCACACCTAAGGCTGCTGGCCGAAGGCAGACGGAGAAGCAATATCCTAAGCGATCTTCTTCTATATTGACTGACACAAACGGGCTTCTTGATGCGCGGTCAAAAGTCTTGTGGAACAGTGTCTCGACCTCTTCTTTCGTGATCAT